AGGGTAGACCGTCCAGTCGGTTGACTGGCTTGAAACCATACGTCTTATCAATGGTAGGATATGCCATCTATAGACTCCAAAAAGTTAAATACCTTTTCCGAAAGTCACCTTAGAGCTACGTTCTTTGAACATAGGCATCCGTGGATCGTTTTCGCGCATGTAAGTATTGTCGACTGATTGCATCTGCGCTTCTGCCTGTTGGCGGTAATACGCATCACGCTGAACAGTAAACTCTACTGGGGTTTTGCAAAGCAACAAACCGCCTACTTCGATACTGTCTGGGAATTTCGCAGCCGCAGCATTGAACAGACGAATCTCAGGGTGGTCGGAAGCCTTAACTGGTTCCCAGCCTTCAGCAAGCTTTGAGGAATAGTTTGTGGGGTCATCTTTACCAAGTGACGCGATACGAATCCAACGAAACGCATAACCTTCCTCCGGATTGGGGTCAGGTAGAAGTTTAGGGGGCATCCATTGTTTTGGACGTTCCGCCACTTCGCGGGTATTCAAGTCACGACTTGTACGTACAGATTTTTCCATTTTCATTTCCTCATTTCTTCAGCAACCTTACGGGCGTACAGTTCCAACGGAACTCCCAACCGCTTGGCGAGATTCACCTGTGTCTGCGTCAGCACGATCTTTTTAGGCGCTGTGCTACGGGTTGCAGGTGCAACAACGTTGGATTTGGCTCGTTGAGGTTTCGCATCAACGGACTCATCGGCTCCAAACTGATCCGAGAATCTTTCCCTGATGTCAGTGTTAATACGTCGATAGTATTCGTCACTGCCACTTGGTATTCCTTCACTTACTAGTTCTTCATGAAGGCCCAAAGCATAGGCCGTCATACGTTTGTTGCTTCCAAACCACTGATTTTGGTCTTGCCATGCAAGCAGTTTGTCGTCAACAGGGGCAGCTCTAGTAGGCTGTTGTGTGATTTGTACAGGAGTTTCATCCACCTGTAAAGGGGTCGGACGGAAATTATTTACCTTATCCGCACGAATTTTGGCATTGGTCAGTGCTTCCTGAGCTTCAACCAACTTATCTGTGTCCCCAGCTTCGTATGCCTCACGGTACATACGCTTGGCAGCATCAATCTCACCAGACACCACTTTCTTGGCTTGTTCCAAAAGAGCAGTTTGGTTTTGATTGACTGAACCCTTGAGCTTTTTGTTTTCCTCAAGGACGGCTTGCGCTAGGCGAAGTGCTTCTTCTTTCTCACGTTCAGCCGACTCTTTGGCACGGCGTTCCTCGTGATAACCCTTGGTAAAGTGCTTGATACGCTTTTGCACGCTCTCATCGTATTTGGCCAACTCTTCGTCGGTTACGTCTTTGGGCGGCTCGGCCATGGGCTTGCGACCACGGTCTTCGGGAGGCGTATCGTCTACGACTTCAATATCTGGTTCGGCATCGGCTTTTATTTCCGCCTCAGGCTCCACCACGTTTCCGCCCTTGCGGGGGTTGGCTTCCGCTTCATCGGGAAACTCAAATTCTGTTTTTTCAATTTCAGCCATGATTTACTCCTTAGTTGGGGCGTTGGATACCACGTGGGTCTTGCACAACAGCTTGCACTGAGTCATCGTTAATCAGACGCCATTCTGTTCCATGAATCTTCATGCGGGTTCCCGTGTTAGGACGTACTAACACAAAGTCTCCCACCTTGCAGCTTGGGCCAGAGGGGAATCGGGTTGCGTCTTTGAACGCATCAGGGCCAATCTTGGCCACAAACAACACGGGGGAGAGTAGCTCCTCGTGGTGCATCGCGGTTGCGGATTTTAGAATCCCTGTTTCGCTGAATTCTTCTTCAGCCTTAGGCAGCATACACAGCAAGTGATACGTTGCGGGGTCAGGTACTTGTTTGGCTTTTTCTTCAGCATTGGCGTTTAGCAGCCCGCTCAAGTCAACAGCCTTAACATCAAACTCAGTCATCGTCATATTCCTTAGTTTTTCGCACGAGGTCAGCAAGTTCGTACTGGGCGGTTTGCAGACCTCGGATAGTCCCGCACAGTTCTTTGTAGTGATCGTGGGATTTAGCGCCACCACCACTGACAACTTCAACCAATTGCTTGATGTGTTCGTCAAGCTTTTTGTTCAACACCTCAAGCATCGTGGTCATCATTCATCCTTTGTCATAGGGTCGTTATTGGCTTTCTCAGCCGCCATCGCAGCGTGACGCATTTTCTGCATGTGCGCCATGTCTTTCTGCATTAGGTTCTGGCCATGCACCTGTCCGCCGTGGGCCAACTTCTGACCGTGAGCTTGTTGTGCTTGCGCCATCGCTTGTTGTTGCTGAGCCATCGCAGCTTGCTGTTGCTGCTGGGCAGCCGCCATCTCTTGTGCGTGACGCTCAATCTGCATCTGCATCTCCATGCGGTGCTGCTCGGCCAACATCACTGGGTCAGGGTTCTGGCTACCTTGGGCTTGCGCTTTAAGTTCAATCTCAGCTTGCTTGAGTAACAAGTCGCCCTCGACTTTCTTAGCCTTAGTGTCAGCGTCTTGTTTCTTAATCTGCAGTTCCGCCTGCTGCATCTGGATGACTGGGTCTTGGGCTTGCTGCATCGCTTGCTGTTGTGCAGCCTTGGCTTTGTCCATCTGGAGCAATTGAGCCGCAGCTTGCGCCACAAGTTTAGACACCTGAACTTCCGTCTCCTCGTCCATCTGTGCATCAGGGGGTGGCAGTGTTGCGCCAAGTTGCTCCTGAATCTTCTGACGGTACTGGAACGCTAAGTGTTCTGCAGTATGCGCCATGATCGCGGCTTGAATCTGCTGAGCCATCGGGTTCTGACCGATCTGCCCCATGATGACTGGGTCTTGCAGCATGGCTTGGTGAACAGCAATGTGCGCGTCGTGGTCTTGGAAGATAAACGCTTTAGTGGGCTTGCCAGTCAGGAACGACATGTTCTCAGACACAGGATCGCGTGGTGTCTGGTCGTCGTCTGTCGGTACAAGTTTGTCGGCGTTCTTAATGCCAAGCACCTCGATCATCTGACGGTGCAACAAGGGCAAGTTGTAAATCTGCGGAGCACCTTGAGCCAACTGAATGACTGCTTGGTACTGCATGATGCGCTGCGCCATCGTCGCACTGTTGGGGTCGCTGACTGGAATAACTGACACCGTGTCGTAGTCAGCCTGTTTAGCTTTGCGGTCACCCTCAGCTGGGTCGTAGCTGTAGTCTGGTGGTGTGTTGTCGCGGATGATGTCACGCAAAAGCTGGAACTCTTGCTTCATCGAGAAGTGCACGCGCGCCTGAACCGCAGACATGGTCTTTAACTGGCGTTCCAACAGGGCCAGCGTCGTACCTACCGGAGCATTTGCACTCATGTCGCTGATGTTCATATCAGCAATCGAACCCAAACGGCGGCCTTCTTCGGTGATGCGGTCAAGCAAACTTGCCAGAACTTGTGACGGTTCTTTATATGGCAGAGCCATGATGTTGTCACGGATTGAGCCAGACGGCACGTCCATGTCACGGAACTCACCGGGGTTGATTGGGGTATCGTCGTCCTTGATTCGCAGACCACGTGTTTTCAAGCCACCGGGCAAATTAGACAGTGTGCCAGCGTCAACGAGTTGACGAATGATGGATGTGCCTGCGCGTGCGTAGCCGCCGATCAAGTGGATGAGGCCAAGGCCGTAAGCACCAAACCCGGGTACGTATGTGTACTGTACGAAGTGTTGGCGTTTTAATTGTTTCTTGTCGTCTTTGTTCCAATTACGGCGAATGGCCAGCACGGTGTTTGTGCCGCGCTCGATTGTGATGATATATGGACGCGCGATGCCGTCTTCATCTTCGTAACCCGCCAAGTCGTAGTCAATGTGAACTTCAAGAATCTGGTAGCGGTCGTCGTCCGTCAGGCTGTAGCCTTGGTCGTCAGCTTTCTTTTTCTCGACGTCTGTATGGATCGAAACTGGCTCACCCAACTCCTCGTCCACGTAGAAGCCAGCCACCTGTAACTTCTTGATTTCATTCTTAGTTTTACGCATCACATGCGTAAGACGTTCCGCAGTGGCCGCACTGGACGCGCCATAGGGAATAATAATATCTTCGGCAGGAATAAACATCGCAACCTGACGGCCAAGCGATGGGTCAAAGTAAACTTTCTTGAACGCGGCTCCAGCCAAACCTAAGTTGTACAACATGCGCTCGTGTTCTGGGCGATACTCAGTCATCACCTCAGTGAGCTGGTAGTTCATGTCGTCTCTGACGCGCTCCGCAGCCTCTTCTTTAAGTTTGTCAATAGCGCCGATGATTTCGGTTTTAACCGGGCCTTGAGCTGGGAACGTCTCAATGATAGTCTCACTCTGGAACCTGACCGCAGCTTCGGTAAGGACAGTAGAAAAGACTCCACAAGCTCCAAGCCAAGGTTCCGTTCTTTCCTCATATTTCATCCCCAAAACATCAAGACCTTTTACATACATCTCAACCCAGTCCTTGCGACTGGAAATGTCTGCGTCCACCATCTCGACGATGTCGCTTGCAACTTTCTGCAACTCGCCCTTGTCCATCTCTTCTGCAAGGTTGGCATCAAAGTCATCGTCCTCACCTTTGAGCATGTCAGTCAAGTCAATCTCAACACCATCCATGCCGACGATCACGCCGTCGGGATTCTCAATCTGAATCTCAAGGCCCGGGCCTTCTTCCATTTCAGGGGCCAGTGCATCCAAACCAAGTGGTGCTGGATTTAAAGAGGGGAACATATTAGTAGCCATGTAAAGTCCTTACGGTGTTCTTAATAGTACGCCTGCCGACGGGCTGCGTAACGGGGTTCATTATCCTCGTGGTCACTACTCAAGCGCAATAGCCCACCCTTGCGAATTCGCATCAAGGCAAGCGTCATCGTGTCCACCTCGTCGTCATGCTCGCCTGCAGGGAACGCCAAAATCTCCTCCACAGTGGCCGAAGCCCATGCGTTCTCGGGGAACCAAACGTGACCGGACGCAAACATATCTGCCACGGCGTTGAGCCTAGCAATCTTGTCCTGACCCTTGCCGGGACTGAAGTCCTGCACAAATATACCTGACCTGCGCATCTCGTCAATGAGCGGCTGACCGCTGGCTTTGGCCTCAACAATCACACTGTCTGGCTGCCACTCTTTAAACTGGTCATGCGCCATCTGTTTTAGCTCAGGAAACTCGTATTTACCCTTGACTTTGTTCAGCAGGATCACGTTCTGCGTGCCATCTTCATCACTTTCAAACACGCCCCACGTATGGCACACGGAATAGTCAGACCTTTGCTTGGTTGTAAGCGCCGTATCAAATGCCTGCACAATAAAGTCAATTCTTGGGGGGTCATCCTTCTCCCACCAGCGTATCCAATCCCGTTTTATGATCGCAGCCTCGGCTGCTGTTGGGTTTTGCTGGTATTGTGCGTACCACTGCCACATGATGTGGTGCATTGACGCCCGGGTTTGCTGCAAGGATTCAAGAGTCCACTGTTCTGGCCAGATTGACTTCTCTTCTTCGGTACCTTCGTTCAAAATTGCAGGAAATTCAAACGTTTCGTACTTATCTCCACCCTCGTTCATGGCTGAGTCTTTAATTAGACGCCCAATCAGGTCCCGCTGGTGCCACCTTGTGTGCAATACGCAGATTTTTCCCTCTGGCATCAGACGTGTACGCAGACCAGCACTGAACCATTCGTATGTAGAGTCAAGGGAGCTGGTGTTTCCCGCCTTAATGTCCTGCTCAGACAGCGGATCGTCAGCAATAATCAAGTGAGCGCCCCGTCCAGCCAGCGCACCACCCACACCAATTGCAAAATACTCGCCACCTTTGGTCGTATTCCACTGCGCAGCAGCTTTTGCATCGCTTGCGATCGACGTATTTGGGAAAATTGTCTTGTATTCGGGCGTATTGATAAGATTTCGCACCTTTCGGGCCATGACAACCGCTAAATCTGCAGTGTGTGAGGCCACAATGACCTTGTGATCGGGGTGTTTTCCCAAGTACCAAGCCGGATAGTAGATAGAAATCATCTGGGACTTACCCATACGAGGTGCCATGGACACGGCAATCCGGTTTTTCTCGTTGGTTTCCACCTGCATCAGCAGATTTCCAAGCCTTTTTAAGTGCACACCGAACTTATAGTTAGGATCAACTGCAGCAATGAACGTTAAAAAGTCATTCTGCGCCATCTGCTGGCGCTTCCTACCGTCCAGTTCCTCAAACATCGCGAGCAACTCCACTGCCTCGTTGGGTGGCAGCTTCTTGGAAATCCGCTCAATGATCTCGGGGGTTAGGGTTTGGTCCATGTGTGGGGTAGCCGGTTAAATTGCTTCGATGTCGCTAACGTCAATCTGAATTTTTCGGGTCTCGGGCTTGGCAGTATCCACAACTTCTGCCTCCAGCACTTTGGTCAGGCGTTCACGCAGCAGTTGTTCCAGCTCTTCGGTAGGCCGGTGGCGCATTGTGATTTCTGTTTTGTCCGTGAACAATCCAACGTCGCTGATCTTACCCAGCAGTTCCAGTGACTTCATCCGGATACGTGGGTCGTTGTTGTCTGTTTCTCGCAACAGTCTGTTTGTTACATAGGTCCGCAGTTGTTGTGCAGACTTAACCACCACCTGATCGTATTCAGATAGCAGGGACTGCAGATACACAACCATGCCGGGGGATGACAAGTCCTGATCTGATGCAAGTTCGTTCCCAATGAATACCTCGCGGGCCTTGTGCTTGTCTTCTTCAGAAATCTCGTTGGGGGGTGGCAGATTGTTAGTATCTACTAATGCAGCCATGGCTGCGGCCACACGGGTCTCCAGCGACTGAAATGTCGGGGAGTAATCCGCAAGCGGAACGTCATAATCTATAACTGGTGTGTACATAGGCGGAATCGCAACCTTTGTTTTGGCGGATTATATATGTAATTTTTTTCTTGTGTGTTTTATTTTGGGAGGGGGCGTCTTCCGTTAACGGACCCCCACGGTCTGCGGTTGGCACTTTGTTCTTGCTGGGTCGCCCATCTGCAGTTTTCTGGACTATAGCCGTTTGTATTGTCTATTCTGTCTATGGAATGCCCAGTAGGTTTGGGTCCCATATCTTCAAAAAAGCATAGCCAGCCGGTCTTGCCATTTTCGCCAAATCTCCAACGGTCGCAGACGGTTACGCCGCTGCCCCCGTATCTTGCATAGCTAGGTTGTTTTGGGTTATAGCATCTGGCAAGCATTGCCGCATGGGATTTGTGGGTGTACGTTCGGCGCTCTTCATCGGCAGTCTTAACCAACGCTGCACGAAACTCTGCTGCATAACATCCGCATGAACTCGTGTTCCCATTTTTAAGTTTAAACCCCAGCACCACTTTAGTGTTGCCGCAGTCACAAAGACAGTTCCAACGGGCATTAGATTTTTTATCTCGACTGTGTAAGCTTTGTACTATTAGTCTACCAAATCGCTGCTGTTCCATAACATTCCTTAGTGGGGGTATGGTGGGATTGTATTTGAATTTTATAATTTTGTATAGTCGTTGTTTTTAAGTGGTGCTAGCGGATTCAAAACTCAGCGTAAAGCGCGCGGGGGGACCCGCTCAGGACAGGTTGGGGTCGGGGGGTACTGGGGTCAACATCATGCCAAAACAGTTAAGGTTAAGTCTTTGGATAACTATTGACAATCGGTGCGACTTCATGCACAATTCAGTTGTCGGTTAATTCTGACATTTCTATTCAACTTCTATTTAAGGAAATCAAAATGACTATCGTTTCAAAATCAATCGTTAATTCTATTTTCAAAGCCTTCGAAGGTGAAGCAAAGGCAATTCAAAAAGCCCGCGTTGAGCAAGATAAGGCAATTCAAACCGCCCTTGATGCAATGCTTATCGCATGCGACAAGCCCAAAGAAATTTTCATGAAGGGCAATGCTAAAACAAACGAGGCACGCGCGGAAATCAAGGCAATTTTTGACGGGCTTGTCGAAGCAAAGCATATTTCAAAATCATCTGGTGTTTCTTACGCATGCGCGTTTTGGATTGCCTTTGAGCAAGGGATTCCATTTCAACGCGACTTGAACAACAAAAAAGAGGGCGCGGGTGAGAAAACCGCAACACCAAAGTCAGGCAAAGTGACTTCAACTTCGCGCACTGACTTGGACAAAACCCTTAGCAAAGCCCTTGCTCAAGCCCGCATGCTTGGATTGACAGAATTCGCGGCGGAAATATTAGACCTTTGCCTTGATTCCCTCGAGGGTTTCACTGAAACAGTGCTCGACAAGTAAAACCGACAAGCCCTAGGGGAAACCCTAGGGTTAACTTCAAGGGAAACCAAAATGCCAAATTACTATCGTTTACATGAACTTCAGCATAAGTGCTGGAATCGAGGTCACAAAAAATGGGCAAAAGCCCTAGGGGAAAAGTTAAAAGAATTCAGGCAAAACAATCCCGACTTCAAAATCATTTAAACCATGCCCGCTTCGGCGGGCTTTTTTCGTCTGTACTTTTCCATGCGTGCGTTCCTAGTGTCCGTACGCAAAGCGTCATAGTAGT